TGTCGGCGGACCCCACGAGTCAAAGTCGTCAGACCTGTGCGCTACTTGCACGGACTCGATCAGTCCTGTGTCCGGATCTCCAAAGATCTGGACCATGGTTTTTTTATCTTTTGACACTAATGGCAGATAGCCGATTATTCGGATCATTTGGTTCCCTTCGCCGCTAGACCGACCCTGTATGTATACATGATTGCTGTGTCATTGTGGTGGATATGCGACAGCCCACGCCGGGGAAAGAGCGTGGACTGTCTAGCCGAGCGATGTCTAGTCTGCTCTGGCGTTCTATTGGGGTTTTGGTAAGGCTCGCCAAGCAGCTTCGAAAGCCTCGGCGTTATCGGCCATGGCTGGAGAAAGTTCGATATGTAGCCATGCGCCGCCGGGTGTGCCAGCGTTGTCGGTTTTGGTAAATATCTTGACGCCTTTGGTTCCCTCGCCGCGTGAACAGCGATATCCGCGACCCCATGCGGTTTTGTCGCTCGGATCTTGTTTCGGGTTGAGATAGGCATAATCATGTGCTTCCTCAATGCCTAGGGCCTCACTGTTCGCAAGAAACCAATCCCACGCTTCTCGAGCTGCTGCCCTGCCGGCACGGGTCTTCGGATAGCCCACGTCACAAGCGCGGCCAGTGGCGTGAACCGATAGTTGCTTAGAACCTCTCATTGGGCGGTTGGCAAAAATTCCAAGGTTGGTGAAAGACCAGCGGCGCTGGCATAGTGCCACGAGTTTTTTGGTTCCGGGTCGTGCGCCTGAGGGTGAAACGCCGTCTGTGTTGCCTGTGTATTTACGAGGCACTTGGCGGATCCTTTGGCTTGTCTTTGAGGCCGTTGCCAGCGAGCAAGCCGATTAGGCCGCCTGCGAGGGTCATAAGCATTGGGGATAGGACTGCCCACGCTTCGGCGTCATTGGGGGCTTGCTCTGTGGGCTGCACCACAAACAGCAATCCATAGATGAGCGAAACTATCGCTGCTACGAATGAGAACGAAAGCGCAATGCCAACAATCAGGATTAGTCGTGCTTTTATTTCTTCGTTGCTGAGGCGTTTTTCGGGGTTCATGGGCATCGTCTTTCTAGTAGGCCGTCTGCTTTAGTGGTGTCGCAGTTGTGGCGTGTGCGGTCTGCACAGGCGGTTAGGGTGAGGGTGAGCAGGCTAATCAGCGCTAGGCGTTTCATTAATGGGTTCCGTTGGTGGTGGTTCGGTGGGTTCTACTGCTTCTGCTTCTATTTCGTAGACCTGCAATGAGCCCGTAGACCAGTCATGCACGAGTTGTTTTTCTGTTGCCATGTTTAGTCCCTGTATCCGAAAACTTGATATTCCATTGTAATGGTTCCTGTGCTGGCAATTAGTTGAAAACCTGTATTTTGTAAAACTTGATAATGTCCACCACCAATGTGAAAAGCAAAGGCGCTGTTATTTTGTGTTTGTCCTGTGTGATAAGTGACCGAGTTTGCGTTAGGTAAGAAAATATCCAAAATGTATGAAGTCCTAGCCACGTTTGTATCGAAATAAAATACCGGGTCATTGTTTGACCGTTGGAAATACAGGGTGGCGTCCGTTGCGTATTGTGCGCCAATTCCGCTGGCAAAATACGAAGCGCTGTTTGGAGTAGTACCGACCAGATATTTCCAGTCAAAACGGTTGGAAGCAGACCGAGCCGTTATGTTGAGTAGAACGCGGTAGTTCTTGTATGCGCTACTAAATACGCCCGTTACGTTGGTAGGCGTGGTACTAAGCGACAAAGTACCGCTCGCTATTTTCCATAGACCTATCGAGTCCATAGCGGCAGCGGTCAAAACCTCACCCGGGGAAAAATCTGGTACTGGCATAACTAAAATCCTAACTTACTTGTATCCAACACGCCGAGGGAAGGATCATCTAAAACAAACCCAACTTGGGCTTCGGCTGAGGAAAGATAAAACGTCATAAAGGTTTGGCTTGGATCGGACGAAATAACAGCGCCTTCCACAAACGCCGTGTAGTTCACTCCACGCAAAATAACCTCAATCCGCAACCCTTCAAACGCATATTGAGCAAAATCAATCGCTGCATCGTTCACTTGTGTTTCCGCTGTGCAGCCAATAACAGACGGAACCGCATTGTCGACATCAAGCGCGCCAAGCAGATAGGCCGCAAGGTTGTCGGCTTGCGTGGTTGTTTGGTCAAATGTGCTGGCGGTATATGAACGGTCGCCAATGCCTTCAACTTGTGGAGTTAGTCCAGCCGGTTCAACCACAATACGATTGAAATACGAGTCAGCTTGTGACGCAAATTCCACTTTGTTGTAGTAGATCTTGTTCAATCCGCTGGCAAGAGTGTCATCAGTGAAGACACTGTTTGCAGCTCCTATCGAGCCTCTGTCGCGCCCGTACCAAATCACGCGAGCAAACCCCGGAATCGAGTTGCTGGGTCTTGCTGGTGCGATTCTTGCTTGTTCTGTGGTTGCTAATCGATTGAGCAAATCAAGCGCGTTTTCGTTTGGTACTGATTGGGCTGAAACTGTTGATCTACTAAAAGAGCTGAAACCGATTTCGAGGTTGAATGAAGCGTCATTTGCAACAGCGGTTGCGGCGACTTCTGTTGTCAGCCCAGCAGCCCATGAAAATCCCGTTCGGGTGTACATTTTGCCGATAACAGCAAGAGAATCTTCGCAACTCAATTCCCACTTGTCTTCGTTCGTTACGAACCCAAATGTCTTTTTCAAGTCGGAAACATAACCATCCCAAAACACTGCCCAACTCACAGAACTAACTTTTCGTTCGATTCGCATTTGAGCGCCAATGATTACTTCTGGAAGATTGTCTGGTTCGCGGCCTACAAGCTCAGCAGTGCCAGCACGGAAAGGATCAGTTATCTGCCGCCGACCGTGGTTGATGTTCATCGTCTGCAAATCTGGCAATACGTTGAATGTTCCAGTCGTGGGTGATTTGACTAAAACTCGAAATTCGTATTTTGGCATTACCCAGAAACCTTGATTGGGATTGAGCCGTTGCGGAACATATAAGACCTGAGAGCATCGACAACCGCGTTCGGGTCGCCCCCGTTGACATTGATAGTCACATTTGTGGGGCTGCCGCCGGTCATCGAACCCATACGGTCTAGCGGAACAACCGCTTCCGGTCCTGCCTCGCCAATAATGGCCAGCGTTGGAGAACTAACAATTCCGCCTTCAGCCAGCATCGGAATCTGTGGAAAGGAGAAACCAGCGCCGCCAATTTTGGGTATCCAATTCGGAACCGTAAAGCTGATTTTTCCAAGTGTGTTATTCCAGATAGAAGCGATGGCGTTGAACACGCCTTTCCAGACGTTGACAAGCATTTTGATATACGGAATTGCTATTTCGGTCACGCCGAACTTGATTGCGCCAAACACTAGGTCGACAACCTTTCGGAATGCTTCGAATCTGATATATGCAGCTGCAAGGCCGGCGACTAGCAAACCCAAACCGATGACGATGAGCGACACTGGGTTTAGGCTCATGGCGATGTTGAGTGCTACGACTGCGGCTGTCAATGCCACGAAAGTTCCGACCACGATCTTCATGAGTCCAGGGTTTTCTTGCGCCCACGCTGAGAACGCAGCGAGTTTGGGAGCGATGGCATCGATGACCGGAAGAAGCATGTCTCCAAAAGTGTCCGACACGCCAGCAAGCGCGAATTTCATTTTATCGAACGATGATGCGGACGCTTCAGCGGTTCCGCCAACTTGGCCTTCAATAGCCTTCAGGATCATCTCTTGGGCTTCTAGTTGTCTGCCAGACTCCACAAGGGTCTTGATTTTTTCTTTTTCTTGGTCAGTGAATGTCACGCCAGACTTGGCGAGTGCTGCGAGTCCCTTGATTGGGTCTTGTAACGCTTTGCCCAACTGAACCGCGTTGCCTTCAGCAGTGCCAAACCCTGCCGCTGCCATGTCAAGCGCTGCTTTTGTGGCCCGGTCAAACGCGCCGCCAGCCTTGCCGACACTCTTGGTCAGTGCGCCAAACGTGGCGAGTTTCGTCTGGGTGGCTTTGATGACATCAGCATCAACCGCGATGGTCTTCTCAAGGCTCTCTGCGTACGCTGAGACGCGATCTGTGGCCTTTCCATAGCCCATGGTGTCAAGTACTGAACCCAGTTTT